TGAGCGGAGGGCAGGAGGTTGAGCTAGATACGGACGGGTTGATTACGGGGCTGGGGGAGGTAACCAACCTCCCAAGGGACCCGACACGAAAGATGTCGAGTGGCTGGACAAGCACATAGCGACCTATAAGCAGATGTCGAGTATCTGCGAGGAGCTACGCAAGAGGGTTAACGGGTACTTCGGAATATAAGCGGACAAGGGTATGGAACGAGAAGATGAGAAGCGGGATTACAGTCTGCCGAGTATGCGGGTGCTGATAGGTGAGCTGTACGATCTGAAGTATAAGCTACTGTATGAGCTGGCGACGGCTACTATGGCTGCGGAGCTGGAGGAGTGGGAGGAAGGTGCTTGTATGGATGTGGACGCTGTGACGGACGAGCTGGAGGCGCATATCGATGTCTTCACGGATATGAAAGCAGTATGTGAGGAAATGCTCCGTATGGTGAGTGATGTAGAATTTGATGAGTGATATATAGGGTATGGAACTAGAGGATATAAAGAAAGAGCTGGACGCTATCAAGGTTGAGAAGCTAAGTCTTAAGTCTCTGCGGAGGTTTGAGGAGCAGGCTACTATTTATAAGGAAAACCTGAGACGCTCTGAGGTAGAGCTGGCGAACTATAGGATAGAGGGTGCTTGCCCTTGGATGGTCATCAGCTCCGAGGTGTCAGATACACAACGAGAGCTGTGTGATGAGATAAGGGCGCAAGCTAAGCTGTACGGAGCTTTTGGCGAGCGTGTAAGTGCTGAGATAACTAGACGGCTAGAAACATTGATGGATAGAGAAATTAGATAAGTGATTGCATTTGGTTTATAGCTTTTGAAGATTCGCTTTTTCAATTTGATTTTTTTGGTTTGCAATGCACGGGGGAACCCGTGAGGGCTTGGGGCAATGCAAGCGCCCACCCCGTGCTTTAATTACTACACCAACCAACAACAACACGACTATGACACTAGAAGAGTTAAGGAGGAGGCTGGACGCTGTCAAGGTTGAGCAGAAGGACTACAGTGAGCTAAGTGTGCTGGAGCTGTTAATTGAGCTATACGGGCTGAAGTACAAGCTGACGGAGGAGCTGGCGACGGCTGGTATGGCTGAGGAGCTGGAGGCGTGGTTGTACGATGGTCATATAGACGTGGATGCTGTGACGGACGAGCTGATGGAGCATATCGATGTGCTGGAAGCGATGAAGCGTGTGTGCGAGGAGATACTCCGTGCGGTGTGTGATAAGGAGTTTGACGATTAGAGATATACGGATAGCCCCGCTCGCTGTTATAGGTAAGTATGAGTGAATGTAAGTAGACGATAGGGGGAGCGGGAGCTATCCACCCCATAACAACAGAAGACGAGGATATGATAGAGATAGACAAAATCAATGATAGAACGCTGTACACGACAGCGGAGATAGCTGAGATGCTGGGAGTGAGTACTCGCAGTGTGACGAACTATAGAGTAGCAGGCAAGCTGGAGAGAATCAAGAGCGAAGACCGCAGGTTTTGCTATTCACGAGGGAGTAATATCAAGGGCTTTCTCTTAGAGAGAGACGAAAGAGACGGTATAAACAGAATAGGTATGGGTATGGTAACAGAGATGCCAGATGTAAATGACACTGACCAATATAGTATAGCCGACACGGCAAAGAAGCTGGGTGTATCTGATGGGTCGATAAGGAACTGGATAAAGAGGGGGTACATCAAGTGTGGCAGAAGACGGCACAGCGGGTACCGCTTTGTGACTGGGAAAGAAATTAAAAGGTTTTACACAGCAAAGAGATAAGACAATGACAGCAGAAGGATTAGAGAACCTCAAGGCGGCAGCTCGTAAAGCCATAGAGCTACAAATGAATGCGACCTTGGTTATGGCAACGCTCCAAAGCATCTATTGCGATGAGGCGGATGAGCTAGAACAAGAGTCAGAAGAGAAGATAATCTCTGCGATCAACTCGACAAGGACTACACTGAATTTGACAATAAGCACTGTACTAGATATACAGAAAGCTTACGGAATCGAAAATAGCTTAGCGAAGCTGGAAGATATACTAGACAAAGAACAAGGCAATGAATAGCACGCAAGAGGAAGCAGTAAGCACCCTCCTAGGGTGGGCTGAGGAAGATGTGGATAGCCGTGGTCTGCTGATTATTGCAGACGAAGAGGATGGCACCCGCTTGGTTTACAACGGGACTGAGCTAAATCTAGTCGCGGCACTAGCGGTGGCTATGCGCAAAGACGATAATATCAGACAAGTGTGTGCTAAAGCAATGATATTGCTGGAGAATTGCGAAGCAAGAGTAACAAGCAAACAAGACAATGACAAAGTTCGAGATAACGGACGCCCTATATGATTGGACGAATGAGGACTTAGATAATCGGTGTTCGCTCTGTGTCTTGACAGATGGGGATATGATTACTTGGCTAAACAGAGGGCTTCGCAATAAGCTGGTAAAAGCTCTGATAAACGCATTCTACGAGAGTGAGGACATACGTGAGCAGTGCAGACAAGCTCTGAGGTATATAGATGAGAGAGAGGACAGACAACGATTAAACAACAAAAGCAATGACGAACGAGTATAGAGATAAGCTAGCAGCCCTGCTAAAGTGGGCTGCTGAAGACGAAGAAGAGCGGAGCTTGCTTATTGTCGCAGACGATGAGGATGGAACAATATACAGCTGCTATGGGCATAAGACAAATCTAATTTCAGCTCTTGTCGCTTTCATGATCAAAGATGAAGCTGGGCAAAGATTGATCGAAGATGCACTAATAACGCTAGAAAAGTACAAGCAGGACAATGACAAAGCAAAGACTAACAACGATTGAGAGCTGGCTCCGAGTGCTGGGGCTATCGATACTAGCAGGCGTGGGCTTTGTGCTACTCCTGCACGACATAGACGCAAGCACCCCCACCTTGTCGATGGGCTGGAGCTTACTCGCCCGCATCGCAGGCGCAGGCGTCCTCTACATCACCTACAAGGTCGGCAAAGCCCTCCACAAGTGGGGACTACTACCAACGATACTGACAGAGGAGGAGGAGCTATGATGACGGAAGAACTAAAGCGTAGCCAGGAGAGCTACATACAGCGAGTGCTGGACATAGCACGGCAGATGCCGAAAGTGGGGTCTCCCAACATACAAAGGCAGTACTATGCCCTCAAAGACATCTGCTACGGACTACGGTCGGCTACTAAGGGGCTACAAGCCCTACAAGAGCTATACGGCAAAAACGACCTGAGTCGCTATTTCTTAGACCTCGCTGAAGCATTAGAGGACTACTACAGCATCGCTCGGACGGCATCTATCGAGTCGCTAGAGGAGATAGGTAGGATAATCGAGATAGAGATGCGCAAGATAAAGGAGCTATGATAGGTAAGCTTTTAGAGCGGTGGGTAAACCGCTATTACAGCAAGGACGTGAGGTTTCGCTCCGTGATGCTTATACAAGGGGAGCGGGAGGATACGCTAATCAAGGTGTGTGGAACCAAGAAGAACCTCAAGCTGAAACTTTACACAGCGATGCTACATAACGAACATATACGTGACATCGTGCTAGAAGCGTCCGAGCTGTACCGAGAGCCAGGGGACGACCCTGTGGAGTTTGAGAAGAAGCTCTTCGAGTAGAACAAAGAAGATAACGACAACTAAACAGAAGCAATATGCAAGAGATTACAATTACTGGAAACATCGGCAAAGATGCCGAGGTAATCCAAACGAGAGACGGCAGAGGGGTGTTGACCTTTTCGGTAGCTGTCAACGAGGGCAAGGACGAAGCTCCTACGTGGTATGACGTATTTGTCAATGGCAACTACGATAAGATGGCCTCCTACCTTGTCAAGGGTACGAGGGTGCTAGTCAGAGGACGGCTGAGAGCTGGTATGTGGACTAACCAGCAGGGCAAGAGTGGCATCTCGCTACAAGTGTCAACCAACACTGGCAGCATCGAGATACTGAAGTTTGCTGACGACAATAATGTCGGGAGCAAAGCGGTGTCTCAGTCCCAGCCTAGGTCACAGCAGTCAGAAAATCCGAGGCCACAGGGTCAAGGGTGGCAGACGGCACAGCAGATGCAACAGCGTCAGAGTGACGAGAGACTGTTTTAGTATAACCGAGTAATAGAGAGCATAAAGGATATGAGAATCGAGACACAGAGAGACTTAGTACAGCGACACTTAGAGAGTGGTCGCAGTATCACCCCGCTAGAGGCGCTACGTCTGTATGGTTGCTTTCGTCTGAGTGCCTGCGTATATGCTCTGAAGCGTGAGCGTGGTATGAATATAGAGACGACAATGCGAGAGGAGGAGGGCAGACGCTTTGCCGAGTACAGCTTAGCGGACTAACCACGCAACACCTATATATAGCTATGGCACGACAGAATCAGATTAAACACGACAGCAACGCACGTCAAGATGAGAAGCTACTCGCCTTGCGTCTGAGGCTGGGCTGGGAGGGCTATGGGCTATATTGGGCGATTATAGAGATACTACGAGACAGCACAGACTACACAGGCTCCAAAGATTATAATGAAATAGCGTTTGGACTCCGTGTAAGTGCCGGGCTTGTCAAGAAGATTGTCGAGGACTTTGGGCTATTCACCTTTACCGAAGATGGTAAGCGTTTCTACTCCAAGCGTCTCTCTAAGGACATGGACAAGCAAGCTCGTATCTCTGAGAAGCGTAGGCAAGCGATACAAAAGCGGTGGAACAAGAGAGATACAAGTGTAGATACAAATGTATATACAAATGTATGTACAGACGAAATACAATTGTATGAGCAAGAAAAGGTACCCCTTTCTTCCCCCCATAAAGAAAACGAAGAAAGCTCCCCCACACCCCCTAAAGAAGTAAAAGAAATATACCCCCCTATAATCCCCCCAAAAGAAAGCGCAAGGCGCGGTCAATGCGCACGCACGCACGAGGAGGGCGCCAAGGAAAATTTTGGGGAGGTGGTAGGTAGTGAGGAGACAGTCCCCTCAGCAAACATCTCTGCTGACGCAGAGAAAGAAAAAAGTTGCGCTAAAAAAGAAAGAGAGTGGGAGCTGGACTTACCTGCTGAGGTGAACTACTACCCTCGTGAGGAGCGCATCTTGTCGCAGGCGAGTGACTATGCAGAGGTGCCGAGGGGTCCTGAGGAGGATAGCTATCCGCAGGCGACTCGTGGGGACTTTGCTACGGTGATGAGCTGGTGGAATATGAATATAGCCCGAGGGCGTATCACGGTGGTTAGTGAGCTGACTAGGACACGCAGGTACAAGTTGATAGAGCGTATCGCTGAGTGGCGCACGAAGAGTCCAGGGGGTAGCCTAGGTGAAACGCTGAGCAAGCTAGAGAAGCAGATAGAGGCTTCGTCACTCTTGCGAGGTGATAAGGGGCGGTGGGTGATGACTTTTGACTGGCTGATAGCAGACGATACCAATTGGGTTAAGGTGCTAGAGGGTAATTACAACGATAACACAGACAACAACAAGAATGGAACAGATAGGTATGCGAACCGCCGAGGACGTGAAGGAGCTGTTGCTTCGGCTGAGAGTTTTGCCAAGTGGGATGGGAAGTTTTAAGCTTCCTATGACGGTAGACGAGGCTGAGGCTTATATCCGTGGCGCTTTTGAGGCTCAGGTGGAGCTACGAGGTGGAGCAGTGCAGTATGACGAGATGACGACCAAGAACCTACGGCTAGTCGCTGAGACGCTGGCAGGAGATAGTCACAAATTTGGCTTGCTACTAGCGGGTACTTGTGGCAATGGCAAGACAACCACGATGCGGGCTGTGCAGTCGATTGTGCAACTCCTCAACAACACTTACTACAACCGCTGTGGTGAGCGTATCGGCAACCGCCTGCTGGAGGCTAAGGAGATAGCGCAACTATCAGGAAAACCCGAACAGTTGACCGCCTACCAAACGATACCGCTACTCTTTCTAGACGACTTAGGCAGGGAGCCGACCGAGGTGATGCAGTATGGCAATGTGACCAGTCCCATCACGGAGCTACTAGAGTACCGCTACAACCAGCGGTTGACAACCATCGTGACGACCAACCTAGAGCCGTCAGAGGTGAGGCAGAAGTATGGTGATAGGATTGCGGACAGATTCAATGAGATGTTTGCGGTGGTGAGCTATACGGGGGCGTCTTATAGACGCTAGAAATTAGAGATTAGAAGTTAGATTTTAGAAGATAGAATTATGATGCAACAACCGAGAGGAATCAGAAACAACAACCCCCTGAACATTAGGCGAACTCAGTCGAAGTGGCTGGGCGAAGTGGACAGCCTCAAGGGCAAGTGCGACAACGCTTTTTGCCAATTTAGCAAGCTGTGCTATGGATACAGAGCCGCAGGCAAGCTCCTGCAGACTTATCAGACCAAGTACAAGCTCTATGTGCTGGATAAGATAATCGGACGGTGGGCTCCGCCTTGTGAGAATAATACACGCTACTACGCTACAGTAGTCGCTAATCAGATGACGAAAGAGCTGTGTACGCCTATATACGTGACTAGTCTCCTAGATCTAGTCAGGGATAGGGCAACGCTCCGAGCGCTACTCGTCTCTATGCATCTCGTGGAGAATGGTCAGTTGCCGTCTGCTATAGAGCGGGCTGCTATCAACCAAGGCATATCGATGCTATGAGAAATAAATACCTAGACACACTAGACGACCCCGACTTTGAGATTGACCCTCGTGATGTAGCTCGTGAGCGCGAAGAGTGGTACGACCGAGTCGTATCGTGCTACGAGTATAATCGCCAGTGGATGTCGCACGCAGATGCAGTCAGTGCGACGCAGACACGATATGGAATACCTAGAGAGACACTCAGAAAAAAATGCAAAGAAGCAGGAGTATGGGAAATATGAAACAATTCAAACAACTAATGAAGCAAGCGGGACAAGTCATTGTGGGCGTCCTCGCAGGTATCGCAGTCGCAGTGCTACTTGTGCTGAAGTGGCTGTGGAATCTCTTAGCAAAGAATGCTAATGTGCTTACGCTAGTGGGCGTTATCATCATCATCTTAATGCTATGCCGAGGCTAGCTCGTTTACTCGCAACTGTTGCGCTATTTGCAACGGTTGCGGGTTGCGCTCCGCGCTACGTACCTGTACACCACTACCACGAGGTAGAGCGTATCAAGGTGGAGCGGGACAGCATCTACAATAGCGACACCGTCCGCATCGCTGAGCGTGGCGACACTGTGTTACTGGAGGTGGTCAAGTGGCGGACACGCTACAAGACCGCCACCGATACGCTTATACGGGTGGACACGGTACAGCTCCCGCCACAGATAACAGCACCAGCCACCAAGCCACGACACCGTAAGCTCTTGTGGAGCTTTGCGGTGATTGGTATACTCGCTATCCTTTACGGGGTATATCGATTGCTCCGATTCTTCAAACTATTCTAAGCTATGCAGAATATCGAGAGTCAGATACAGCAGGCGTGTATTCGCTGGGTACGGCTGGAGTACCCCCGTCTCATCGTCTATGCTATCCCCAACGGTGGGCATCGTGACGCCGTCACGGGGGCTATCCTTAAGGCTGAGGGGGTGCTGGCAGGCGTGGCGGATATATTCGTAGCCAAGGCTAACAAATACCACCACGGACTATACATCGAGATGAAAGCTCCCAAGGGTAGGCAGGCACCGAGCCAGCGAGCTTTCGAGCGTGCTGTCTCGCTAGAGGGCTATCAGTACTCAGTCTGTCGATCCTTTGAGGAGTTCAGAGCAGTGATTAAGACCTACCTAGAGGACGTGGAAAAATAATCACCTGATTATCCAACCATAATCACCTGATTATTTCCAGACCAACCGACACCACACAAAGACACCCAATGTCACGACAAGTCAAAACGCATCTGACGGACGAAGAGTTTGACCGCTTTGAGACCATACGAGAGGGGTACGGCTTTCGCAGTGCCTACGCACTAGCGCACGCCTGTATCAACGTTTGCACCGCTATACTAGCTGAGCGGGCGCGCAGGGGTGACGAGGGGGTGCCAAGCGTGGGGGACGAGATAGCGGTTGCCTTTGCTGAGTACGCACGCCACGAGTGGCAACCCTCCGACCAATCACTGAGCGGGGGGCAGTATGAAGCTCTGACAAGCTCGCCAGCTAGCCAAGAGTCAAGAGCCAAGAGTCAAGAGCCCCATACGAACAAGCACCACGCAGATGCTTATCTCGTCCGCAACTACGGGGGGCTGAGGCGTAAGTACAGCGGGACACTCAGGCGGGGCACCTCAGAGACACCGCAAGATGTTTTGCACGATACTTTGCTGGGACTGTATAGGCTCCCTGTGGAGTTTGCGACTTATGAAGAATTTAGAGCAGTAGCGAATGATAAACTTAAATATAACGGGCGGTAAGCGATACACGACCGACAAGGTCTACCGCCAGCTGATAACCTCTCGTGAGTGGGTGCGACTTCGCAGGCAGAAGCTGTGGCGCGACCCGCTCTGTGAGCGTTGCAAGGAGGGGGGCCGTGTGACACCCGCTACTTGTGTGCATCACATCATACCTATCGAAACGGAGGTAGGCAATCCCGACCGTATGCGTCGGCTCGCATACAGCCCTAAGAACTTGATGAGCCTCTGCGAGCCGTGCCACCACGACATACATCGTGAGCTAGCGAGCGGGGGCAAGGAGGCAACCAAAGCACGCCACAAGGCACGTACTGGGGCATTCGTGGCTAACTTCTTAAAGGGGGGCGGTGATGAGTAGAGTGACCTACGACTGGACATTAGCGGGGGCTGACCATTTTCGTGGGGTCACGCAAAAGGTCGGGGCAGTTGTCAAATAATCTTTGACAACTCACCCGCACCCGCTCGGACTAGTCACAAGAAAAGCCCCACGGCACTATCTCAGGTCGTGGGGCTGTTGTCTGTTTGGTCGGGGGCTATTTCAGCGCTGGCAGTAGGTCGTTGTTCTCCTCTATTCGGAGCATTCGCAGGTCTTTGACGCACGTAGTAAACCACGGGAACCGCTTCCCTAGCTCCTGCGCCACAAGCACGCATTTGACCGCTGTCACGGTCTCATCGCCAAAATAAACGCTTCCCTGCGTCCACTTGAAGCCGTTGCTCTTCAGAAAGTCCCGCACCTCCTTATATGCTCCGTGATAGGTAGTGCCAGTGTAGCACTCCGTGAGGCAATTAGTATCAAGGTCAAAAAGTATAGCGTATTGATTCATAGCTTTGTCCGTTTTGTCTGTTGCAAAGATAGGCAATAGATTTGATTTTCACAAGAGGGGGGCTATTATAGCCCGTAAAGTACGCTCGGTATACTGATACCAGCCTCGGGGGCCATTATTATCATACCTTGTGGGGACATCCAGTCCGTGGCGCGGGTGTCGTTGACGTCCTCTAGCTTTGTCAAGCTCGTAGGCGTTTGCCAGTCCCGTTGCGTCACGATTGTGCCGTCATCCCAAAGGATAACCGCCACGCCATCGCAGTCGTACGCCATATCGGCATCGGGGGTCACGTGAGTAGTAACGACATAGAAGGTACAATTCTCTCCCGTCTCTTCGTAGGTTACCTCCACGCTTTCGATAGGGCTCTTCTCGCCTGATATTACCTCATCGGTGTATCTTAGTGCGTCTAATAGATCCATCATAGTTTTGTCCGTTATCTGTTGCAAATATAGTTATTCGTGATTGATTGACAAGCGGGGGCTAATCTTTTATACCCATCTGCTCTCGGTCTCTCTTTAGTGCTTTGGGACATATCCAGTAATAGATAGTAAGATATACCCACGATACAGCCGCAATAGGGAAAAATATAAGCCACATATACCACGGGGGGGTGCTGTTGCTTAGTTCCTCGTAGTACCCTTTCTTATCAATGTGCCCGTGCCACTGTCCTTGCTTATTCCCGACTATTGTGTAGTAGATATCTTCGCCAGGCTTGTGTAGCTCTTTCATCTTCTGAAGTAGTTGCGCCTTCAGTTCGTCAAAGTCGTCTCCCGCTACGTCCGTAGCACTGACGACATTAGCCCCACGGCGTACAAAGCCCGTGAATCGTGTGTTCTCTTCTTGGGGGTGCTTTCTGCTCTTCTTGTTCATTGTGTTTCTGCGTTTATTTGTTTGCTAAGTTAGTTATTCATATCTGATTGACAAGCGGGGGCGGGGCTGGTACCCCGCCCGTCTTGTCTTAGTTATTTCGTTGACTCTCTGAGCTGTTGTTTTTTAGCGTTTACAGCCTCAATTAGATATACACCTGCCTGCCATACTGAGCCATACATAACGGTGCGGTTCTTTAGGTCCATACGGTTATACTCTACCATAGAGTGTTGGAATGGCAAAAATTGCTCGAAATACTCCCTGTACTCTTTATACAGGTGATGAATGTATGCAATCTTTGTCCGCTCATCATCTGAAAAGTAGAGTAAGTCGTCCAGTATTATGGGGTCGTCAACTAGGTTGAAAATCTTGTCTATTACTTCACATTTGCCGTAGTTTGAAAACCTCACCAATTCTCTGACTTTTTCGGGGTCATTAATTACTAGCCAGGCAATGTCGTTAGCGATTTCGCATAGTCCTCTGGGGTGGAGGTCTTTTTTTAATCTGGTACGAATTTCCTCGGCGGTTGTGTTGGTTGTGGTACGCACGATTTTCATAGCTTGTTTTTTGTCTTTTGGTTCGTGTTGTTTTGGCGCGGGGCTATTTATTACTTGCGGTTATCATTTCAAAAAGGTAGCGGGCGGCATCTCGGACATATCCGTGAATGATTGGGTCAGGTAGTGAGTGCTTTAGGCTTGGGGTTGCGCTTTTTAGGGTTTCGCTTATGTGGTGCCCATCGTAGTAAAGCACGTAGCAGGAGAAAGCGGCGCGGGTTGCTTCGTTTGGTGCGAATTGCTCCAAAGGCTCATAGTAATAAGACCTTTCTAGTATGTAATAAATTACCGCCCTAGTTATTTCGGGAACGAATCCAGCCGTTTCTAAGTACTTATCCACTGCGGCGCGTCTCTCTTCGTTTGTCGTGGTCTTGCTGTTGAATATAGTCGTCTTCATTGTCTTATCTCGTTTATTTGTTTGTGTTGTGGGGGCGGGGCTGGTTGTCCCCGCTACCCTTGTCGTGGTCGTTATCCTAGTACGGACTTCAGTAGGTCAAGCGGGGTGTCATAGCTTTCGTCAGGTATGCGAAAATTCCATTGGCTGAGCTTCTCGCACTCCTCCATTGCCCACTTCGTTTGCTCCTCGGGGGGAACATCGGGGACTAGCTTATACCACCGACTGAGATAGCTGTCCCATTTGTACCCTAATTCCTTGAGACTGTCTTTTATCTCGTAAGAGATTGGGCTATCGATAGCAATTACCGCCCGACCTTGTACTCTCCGTCCCTTTTCTCTTGCCTCTCTTATTATGAGCTTATTATCGGCTGTGTCTCTCTTGTACTGTTTGTAGCACTCGGGGCACCGTCCATTATCTTTGAGCCACTCTAGCTTCCTCTCTCGGTCTACGTGCTTGCCAAATAGCTCTACTTCGTACTCCTTCCCGCACTTACTGCAGATTGTGTTATACTTTGCCATAGTTGTATTATCTGTTTTATTGGTTCGTGTTTCTTGTTAGTGGGGGCGGGGCTGGTGACCCCGCCCGCCTGTTGTTATCGGTCAGCCCAGTAAGAATGTACGTATATCTTTTTGCCGTACCTCTTTAGATAGCTGTCTAGTCGCTTCGTAAATGCCTCACTTGCTGTAGCTGCTGCCGCCTTATATATCTCTACCTCGTCGTGGTTTGCTATTCTGTACCCATAACGGGCTTTGCCGTACTTGGAGAACTCTAGTACGTCATCTTTGGTCCTTAGCACCTTGAGGCAACAGGGGATGCGCTTGATAGTGTCGAGGTCACGGGCGGGGTCGTTTAGTCGCATCGCATCATTGCGCCACAACTCAACTGCAGATATATTACCACGGATATACTCTTTGTACTCTTTGCTCTCGTCGTCTATGTATAGTACAGTGCTCAGCTCGGGACGGTCAAATCTTACCACGTGTGTACCGTCAACAAGGATGTAAGTATTATAGTCGCTAGCATCGTCACCTAGTAACTCTTTCGCCCGCTTTCTCGTTAGTACTTCCGTTTTCATTCCTACGGCTGTTTTTAGCGGTATCGTGTTGGTTCCTTCGGAGGCGAGTCTCTTCTGCTCTTCGATTATCTTTTTAAGCATTTGGGGGGCGTGCATTGGCTCCTCTTGCTTTGTCGCCTCAGGCGTTGCGAGTGCTTGCTCTTGCTCCTCTTGCTGTGCCATTAGCTCGTTGTCAAGGAGTAACCAGTAGGGGGCGGTGCCGTCCTCTTGTACGGTTGTTGTTGCGGTTGTGTTGGTTGTGTTATATACGGGTTGCATAGCTGTATTATCTTTTGGGGTTTGTTATTGGGTGTTCGTGTTGTGGGTGCCACGTATTGCAGTGGCACCCCGTGAAGTGGTTAGGCTGTGAGACGTATCTCTTTGCCGTCCGTTAGGTTGTAGATTGCTATCTGCTCATTTTCTAGTCCCTTAGCTATTGCGGTCTGCTCGTCGTGCTCTATTACTACACTATCGTAGTAGTAGCGACCAGTGGCGGTATCTAGCCACCCACCAAAATTGAGCCCGTCACGTAGGCTGTGGAATGTTGTACGGATCAAGCCCAAAGCGCCGTGGCTGTCTTGTGTCTCTTTGACGGCGATGCTATACCCGTCGGTGATTGGCTGCATTTTGCGGTCTACTGTGTAACCGTCCCGGTTACGTCTAGATACCTTATATACCTTAGCAAGGTAGTAAGGTGTTTCGGCTGCAGCTCTGAGCGCTTTAAGCGCCTTTTTCGCTGTCTTCTTTGCGCTGTTCGCGCGGTTGCTTGATTTGTTCATTTTGATTGATTTGGTTTGATTTGTAAAAAAAGTGCCCCGCAAAGTGGGTGAACAAATCAAGCATAAAAAGCAAGATAACCACAATGCGAGGCAATGAGTATGTATGTAGCTTAAGGGTACGAGAACCCTTGCTTGATTTGTTCACTGCAAAGGTACGAAAACTTTTGGAACCTGCAAGCGTTTTGCCGATGAATTTCGAAAATAATTTCGTTCTAAAAATCAAGTCGCTATATTTCAATCACTTACGGACTAAAGATTATATTCATTTCCGTTTTTGTTTTCTGCTATTCGATTCGATTTACCTGCTTTCGGGCGTGTTGTGCTGCTCTTGCTTGTCGTGTTACCTACTCTTATATGTAGTGTATAGTCGTTGTATCTGTTTGCTCTTGCTTGCTTGTGGTTGTCGTGTTGCTTGCTACTCTTATTATATAGTAGTGTAGAGTCTTCGTGCCGTCCGTGGTGCCGTGCGCTGCTACCTGCTGGTATATCCTCTTAATTGGTGCTTGCTTGCTCCGTGGTGCGTCTCCGTTGCTCCTTGTGGTATCTTGTGCGTGGTATCGTCTTATATCCTCTTGTATCGTCTTGTCGCCTGCAATTGGTTGTACTTGCTTGCTTGTCTTGTCGGTCGTGCCTGCTCGCTGCTCTTGTCGGTCGTCTTGTCGTGCTTGTTGCTTGTGGTTGTCTTATCGTGTCTGGAGTGGCCACCGCCTGGCCCCCGTGGGTACCTTCAGGTGGCCCGATACCCGACCATCAGGAGGGGGGGGGATTTTTCAAAAAGGGGGGAGAGGCAGACCGAAACCCACCCCCGTCCCCATTTTTATGCGCGAGGTCAAAAAAAATGTGGTTTTTCAGCGCAAACAGAGGTAAAACAGCTACGAAAAAGGAGAAAATGGGTGTTGTGGTGTGATTTTGGGTAGTTAATTGGGCTGAGTATGCTGTTTTTGGTGGTTTTTTGGTGGTTGAGGTGGTGTTGTGGTGTGATTTTTGGTGGTCAATGGGTCTTTTTGGTGGAGCGGAGGAAAAGGAAGTCCCGCTCACGTGACCGAGGATATGATGGAAGAGAGGTAACGGTCAACGGAGCGGGACAAACGGACAAAAAGCAAAGCGGACTAACGCTCTAAACACGTAGAGGAGACTGACTCTACAGATGCAAAGGTAACGAAAGTTTAGAATCTTCTTTTTTGTTGGTCGGTTGGTACTAAAAAGTGGGGTTGCGGTGCTTATAGGTAGTAACTGAATGAGTACCAATGACTAGAAGAACGACTAGCAAGGCGACACCAGCTAAGAGCAAGGAGGCGCAAACGAATAGTAAGTCTGCGCAAGCGAAGAGCAGGCAATCGACTAGCAAGCAGGCACCGCAGGAGGATAAGGTGGGAGAGAAGTTTAAGGAGATAAAGGCGGTGCTGAAAGACTTACAGCTGTACAGTGAGATGTACGATAGCTTGATAATGAGCTGTGCGCAGATGATTTACTTGCGTGATGAGGCTTTCAAGTCTATGCAGGAGCGCGGAGTGACCGTTGAGGAGCATACGAGCGCAGGCGACACGAGGTTGAAGATAAACCCCGCTTTCAACGCTTACCGAGATACGACTAAGGAGCTGAGGGGAGCCTTGAACGACCTCGCAATGAATGTGCGTGCATCTATGGCACCGACCGAAGACCAATTAGACCGCCTAGCCGACAAGCTAGACAACATTACTCAGGGGCAATGACGCTAAAGGAGCAGGCGACCGAGCGCATCAAAGGGTGCAAGCTCCCCGCCAGCAAGTGCAAGGAGGCTGACGCAAGGCTATACGCTTACCTCTTGGGGCTTAAGAAGACCCCCGAGAGGCACAACGCATATGAGCTGTTGGCAGGCGTGCGCTTTGTGGAGCTGATGGAGCGTTACGAGTGGCGACCACTAGAGGTCAAGCGATTTATAGCCTTTTACGAGTACCTACAGTTCCCTGGCAAAAAGGGCAAAGAGCGGTACAAGCTAACCCCCGTGCAGGTGTTTCAATTCGCAAGCATAATGGGCTTTTACCACAAGGGTACGGACAAGCGACTGACCCGTGAGGCGCTCCTCTTCGTGCCGAGGAAGTTTAGTAAGACGACCAGTGTGGCAGCCCTAGCGGTCTATGACCTCCTCTATGGTGATAGCAACGCTCAGTGCTATGTAGGAGCGAACAGCTACAACCAAGCGCAAATCTGCTTTGCCGTTATTAAGTCGGTACTGAAGAACCTAGACCCTAAGATGAAACGCTTCAAGGTCAATAGGGAGAAAGTGTACAACCTAATGGCAGGTAAGACCAGCTTTGCCGAGTGCCTAGCGTCTCGCAGTGATACGCTAGACGGACTGAACGCTAGCACTGTGATACTAGACGAGTATAGTCAGAGCGAGAGCGCCGACCTTAAGAACGTACTGACAAGCTCTATGGGTGCAAGGCTCAACCCGCTAACAATAGTGATAACCACCGCCAGCGACAAGACGGCTACACCATTTTACGAGATGCTAAGCCTCTACAAAAGCATCCTCAGAGGTGAGGCTGAGAATGATAGCGTCTTCGCTCACATTTTCCAGCCCGACGAAGGAGACGATGAGGGCGACCCCGATACGTGGCGCAAGGTACAACCGCATATCGGTGTGACCGTGTATGAGGACTTCTACGAGAGCGAGTGGAATAAGGCGAGGCTCAGCTCGTCCGATATGAAAGAGTTTAGAAACAAGCTACTGAACATCTTTGCCGAGGATAGTGCTAAGTCGTGGATAGAGGGCAAGGAGATAGAGGCACTCTATCTACCCGAGGGGAGTGTGGAGGACTACCGAAACGTACGAGCCGTGTGTAGTGTAGACCTCTCTGTTGTGGACGACTTTTCCGCAGTTACCTATCTGCTCTATATGCCCGGACGTGTTGTCGCTGGTCGAGAGGTGTCCGTGCCTTTTCACAGCATCACTGAGTACTACTTTCCAAAGGGTCAGATAGGCAGCCACCCCAACAGCGAGCTGTACAAGCGTTGGGCAGAGTACGGCTATCTGAATTTGGTCGATGGAGACGTGATTGATTACAGGCGCATCGTGGAGGATATACTTCGCAAGCCCTTTGCGATACTGGGTATAGGTTACGACAAGTACAAGGCACGGGAGTTTATCCAGATGCTAGAGTACACGCCAGGCGTAGGCAAGCAGTTTTTATACGAGGTGCCACAGACTTACGGCGCTTTCACCTCTCCAGTGGAGAGTATGGAGCTAACGCTCTACCGCAGACAGATAACATTTGACCGCAACCCTATAACAGCTTATTGCTTTGATAATGCGGTGATTGACGAGGACAAGCTGGAGAACCGCAAGCCTATCAAGCGACAACCGCTAGGCAAGATAGACGGCTGTATTACCAACGTGATGTGCTTCTGGATGATGCAAAACGTGCAGAGCGTGTGACAATGGTACTAAAAAGGGGGTGCTAAATGCTTATGGTAGAAACCACTTAGCAACGCAGCGAATGAACGATGTATTACTAGTCACAGCGACCACCATTGTCACGGGAATTATAGGAGCCATCAGTGCCGTGTGGTCGTACTGGCGAGGACGCAAGAAACAGGCTATAGAAGTCGGTGTAGCGGGTACCATGGCTCTCCGAGAGATGAACGAGACCAATACGATACTAAGCCAACGTGTCAACGACCTATACGAGGAAGTTCTCAACCTACGCAAAGAGAACACCAAGCTCTTATCCAACCAAGCTAAGATGCAGGAGCAAATGATTAAGCTCAAAGATGAGAACGCCGAGCTCCTAGCAACCAACAACAAGTTACTAGAGAACCAAAAGCGGCTAGAGGCACAGCTCCGCACACTCACCAAGCAGTACAAGCAGTGTAGCAATGAGTAAGACGGTAGAGATACTTAGGCAAATGGTCGGACTAACGCCAAAGAGCGGTAGTAACAGCGACCCGACCGTGCAGGTGTACGACTACAGTACGCCTCGCCTCGCTGAGCGCATACAGACGGCTGAGCAGGCTATGTGCCTACCAACCGTCTATCGATGTGTGGATATCCTTAGCGGTACTGTTGCGATGATGCCCCTCAAGCTCAAGAGGCGTGTTAGTGGCGAGCTGTTCAAAGTCTTTGAAGATAGCCCGCTGGCTGATATGCTGAGCGGTATGGCGAATGACCAGCAGACCTTTTTTGACCTTATGGGAGCTGTTGTTGCTCAGAGGTTGCTATTGGGTAATGCCTACCTATTGCCCCATTGGCGAGCAAGTGAGGTGTACGCCCTGACGCTACTAGATGCAGGGACTGTTATGTACGACCGCAAGGAGCGGGTGTATCGTGTCAACGATTACAACAATGGTGTTGTAGGCAACTACAAGCCGAGCCAGATAGTGCATATCAAGAACCGCAGTCTAGACGGAGGTTATACGGGTGTATCTACTATCCAGTATGCAGCTCGTACGCTCAGCCTAAGCGCTACAGCAGACAGTCAGACGCTAGACGGGCTAAGCAGTGGCAATACCCAGCGAGGTATCGTGACGGGAGCCAATGTGGTACAAGGGCTCGGAGCTGTGCAGGACAGCTTTATGGAGAATGTGGCTAACCGCCTCTCTAAAGACTTCTCTAGTGGCAAAGCGATAGTGGAGGTGCCAGGCACTGTCGAGTTCAAACCGCTATCCATCACGCCAGCTGATGCGCAGTTGCTAGAGACCCGCAAGTTCTCACCTTACGATATATGCCGATTCTTTGGAGTACACCCCGAGATGGTCTTTGTGAGCGGAGGCAATACTAGCACCTACAAGAACAACTCAACGAGCCAGCTGAGCTTTTACCAGCAGACGCTAGCCCCGATACTCAGGCAGATAAGTACTGAGATGAGTTGTAAGCTGATACCCAACTCAATCAAGCGTAACTACAAGCTAGAGTACGACCTAGACGATGTGTTTGTGAGTGACCTCAAGAGCCGTGGTGAGTATTACTCAAAGGCAGTCGCCAGCGGTATTCTAACGCCAAACGAAGTACGTATCAAGGAGGGTCGAGAGCCATTAGATGGTGGCGATACCGCCTTTATGACGTGTAACGTATTCAGGCTAGATGGAGTAGGAGACAGCGCACCAAGCGCACCCGAATCCCCCCGCAGTCCGAGAACCAACAAAACAACAAACGAAGATGAAACCAACGAATAGAGAGATACGCTCCTTAGAGGGCGAGATAAAGATGGTCGGAGACGACCGCATCGTAGAGGGCTATGCCGTGGTCTTCAATAGCCGAAGTAACGAGCTATGGGACTTTGGCGATGGCACCTTTGTAGAGGTAATCGAGCGGGGAGCCATTACCCCCGAGCTAGTCGCTAGTAGCGATGTCAAGGCACTACTCTACCACAACCGAGAGCGTGTCTTAGGACGTAGCAACAAGGGCGAGGGTAGTTTGACGCTAGAGCTAGACGACCACGGGCTGAAGTACCGCTTTATGGCACCGCACACGCCAGACGGAGACACCGCTGTGGAGCTCGTCAAGCGTGGCGATATATCAGGTAGCAGCTTCGCCTTTACGGTTGCCAAAGGTGGCTCCCATATGGAGGAGCTGGCAGACGGCACTATCCTACGCACAATCACAAAGATAAATGGGCTGTACGATATAACGCTCACACCCGACCCCGCTTACAGCGATACGAGCGTAGCAGTCCGAGAGATGCAGGCGCGAGAATCGGAGGCATCGGAGGTCTCAGAGCCATCTGAGGTATCGGATAGCGCAGCAAGTGACGCAAGCGCAGAGCGCGCCAACCACTTTCCCGAACTAGGAAATAGATACAACAACTTAATCAACCCTTATAACAACAATCAGTATGAATAAGAAAGAGAAGCTTCTACAGAAGCGAGAGATGCTCCGCACTATGGAGGAGGAGCGCAAAGCAGGCAAGCTCACCGAGGAGCGCGCCAAGGAGTACGACAATCTCCTTACGGAGGTTGAGGAGCTGACGAGAGAAGTCCGCACCGAGGAGGTGGAGAAGCTCTTCCGTCCATTCCAGCCCGAGACCGAGAAGAACGAGTATCGTGAGCTACTAGACAAGGCTATCGAAGCACGTGAGAAGAGCCGTGCGCAGACGGTCGAGCTACGAGCTAATGAGACGATGACGACCGATGTCAAGAGCGTCACGCCCCAGCTCTTCCAGCAGTTGATGCACCCGCTCCACGAAGCGTTTGTGCTGAACAAGCTAGGCGGTAAGGTCTTGACGAACGTACACGGCGAGCCGGTCTTCCCCTCTATTGCAGCACTAGAGGCGCAGTTTGTCGGCGAGGCAGTCGCCTTGACCTCCAAGAAGATTTCCCTGACGGCTCAGAAGATGACCCCCAAGCGTGTGGGTATCTCTCTAGATGTCACCTCACAGGCCATCAATCAGAGCAACGTCAATCTACCCACGGAGATAGTCGAGGGTATGGGTACGGGTCTTACTCGTGCTATCCATCAGTACATCTTCTCAGGCACAGCTGTAGGCGGTGCAGGAGATAGCGTTATGAAGCCCGTCCTTGATGCGGCTACTCAGTACGCACCCGCTACCGACCTCAACCTTAAGCTGGTTGTCGGTCTAGAGTCCGCACTACTAGAGAAGAACTTCGTACCCGCACAGATGAAGGGCGCTTACGTGATGGGTGCCAAGGCTTATTGCGCACTCAAGAGTACGCCCGTAGAGAAAGGCAATCCGCAGATGCTCATCGAGAATGATATGATGAACGGTTACCCCGTAATCGTTACGAACTTCATCACGCCCGATGCCATCATCTTCGGTTGCTGGGACTACCTCGCAGTAGCTCAGTTTGGCACGCCTCGCCTCGTTATCGACCCGATTTCGCAGGCTAACAAGGACGTAGTTCGCTTTACGCTGAACACGGACGTAGACGCTAAGCTCCTACTACCCGAGGCGTTTGTCGCAGTCAAGGCTAAGGGTTAAGAGATTAGAGGTTAGAGATTAGAGATTAGACCTCTAACATCTAACCTCTAACATCTAAAGTCTAATATCTAAGCTATGACACACGTCACACTAGATGAGCTCAAGGCGCAACTCAACATCGACCACTACGATGAGGATGTCTATCTCTGTCACCTCATAGAGGTGGGCGAGGAGGCTGTCCAGCTGTGGATCAATCGTCCCTACGAAGAGGTCTTGACCGCTGAGGGACGACTACCCGCACCGCTCCGTCACGCTATCCTCCTAGAGTGTGCACGTCTGTATGCACATCGTGAGGGTGAGACGACACGCACCGCAGAGGTGCCCTTTACGCTCTCCGCCCTGATACTACCTTACCGACTAGAGCGATGAGAGCAGGTATCTTAAGGGAGCGTATCGAGCTACAACGAGAGGAGAGCCAGCAACTAGCCAGTGGGGCAATCCGCAAGTGGTGGCGCAGTATCGCTACGGTACGTTGTAGCAAGCTACGTATGATATACCGCTATGACCGAGACGGGATAGTCGGTAAGGAGGAGTGGGACCCGATGGGCGCTCGCTTCATCATACGCTACTCGCATAGCTTCGAGTATGCCGAGCGGGTGAACTATCGAGGTATGCTCTTCCGTATTACTATGAAAGAGTACAACCAGCGAGACCGCAGTCTAACCCTCTACACCGAGCGCGTGAACCTATGAAAATGACCCTGACCATACCTCGCAGTGAACTCAAGCACGTCAACGATGCTTTGGGGCAAGTGGCACTGATAGACCGAGACCCACGAGTTAAGGCGGGTTTCCTGCAAGGTGCTAAGTACCTCAAAGAGCGTGGGCGAGCTGAGTATCTCAGGCGTTGGAAAGGCTTCGAGCATCAGCGGTCGACCCGCCTTGTGTGGGGCTTTACCGCCAAGAGCAAGCGGGAGAAGGTAGACGCAATCGCCGGGCTAGGGAGCTTTGCGAACCACGCCCACTTTCACGACCGAGGTACCAAGGCACGCTTTCAGAAGAAGACAGGCAAATACACGGGACGTATGCCCGCCAGCTACTTCTGGCGCGACACCTTCACAGGTAGTGGTGTCAAGGCGCAGGAGATGGCCGTCACGGGTATTGTAGAAAAGGTAAACAAGCTATAATGGGAGGAGTATATCCAGTACGTTCGAGCGGGATTCCAGCACCCCCGCCCCCGAAGATGAACGTACACTTTGACAATAACACGCCTAAGTGGCGACTAGCCGAGTATATCCGAGAGCGCCTGCTCGGCTCTTCAGATATGAGGACGCTCGTGGGTGAGCGTATCTACCCCGTCTTCGCACCCGATGTCGAGGGCGACTTCGTCATCCTCACCCGCAGTAGCTACAAGGCGAAGGAGACGAAGTTCTCCATACTAGAGTACACCACCAGCGTCATCATCGAGGCGTATAGTGACGACTACGCCCGCAGTCTAGATATAGCCGAGGCGATAGACGCCCAGCTCGCCAAGATACACGAGGAGGAGTACGGCAAGGGTGGAGTGACCATCACGATACAAGACAGTGGCGAGACGCTCCACGAGGGCAAGTTCGTCCAAATCCTAGAGTACGCAATAAAATAAGGCAATACAACTATGCCAGATCCATCAACAACACAAACAAATCCAACAACTATGGCAACAACTTACAGCGAGGCAAAAGACCTCCGAAAAGGCGAAGAGCTGATGATATTCATCGGCGACCTACCCATCGCTTACACGACCAGTCACACGCTAGACACGAGTGTAGACACGAAGGACGTATCTACAAAGATGAGTGGCGACTACGACAGCTCTATGCCAGGCAAGGTCTCCTGGAGTATCTCCATCGAGGCGCTCACCTCCACCACCACGGGGCACCAGTCCAAGGATGCACTGATGAAAGCCCTCGTAGCCCGCAAGCCCATACGCATTATGGCATGCGATGTGACTCGTGGGGTAGATACTACAGGTGCTAAGACCTTTGCCAAGGGGACTGTCCACTACCAAGGCGATGCAATCATCACCAAGCTAAACGAGAAGTCCGCCCACGGCGAGTACGAGAGCTTCTCCTGCGAGCTAAAGGGTACAGGGCCACTCCTTGACGGAGCAGGCAAGCCCCTAGGCGAGACAACCGCGTAGATAAGCAGTTTAGTTTAAGATTAGTGATGTGTGATTAGCACCGACCCGCTAGGCTAGCCACCAGCGGAGCAAATACGGGGCTTCCAGCGCTAGACCGTGGGCGGTGCTATCCAACTGCTTATGTATTATCTATGATTACAGTCCGTGACCTACTTCGCTACGAGCGTCTTTTGGGTCGTAGCATCTTCGCCGATGAGCCCGACGGGGCTACCCTGATCTATTGCACCACGCCCGAAGCCTACACCCGCTACACGCTCGAGGAGTGGTCACGGACTACTCTTGGTGCATCCGCCTTTATGGCGCGAGAGGCTAAGGAGCTAGCGCGAGAGCTAGCCAGCCTACAGCAGTACAGCGGGCTAGATGCTAGAGAGGAGAGATTAGATACTAGAGATGAGAGATTAGAGGTTAGGACGCTTACAGACGTAGTCACTGAGCTACTCACCGAGGGCGTTGTACCAGCTGACTACCTGCTAGAGCATGCCGAGCTATGGGAGCTGACTATCTACATTGATGCGACCCAGCGCAAGAGGCAACAGCGACTAGAGCGTGAGCGCCTATGGTCTTATATGGGTCTCTTACCCCACATCGACTCTAAGCAGATCAAGCGCCCCGAAGACCTCATACCTTTCTCGTGGGACGACAACGCACGTCCCGCACACCGCACAGACGAAGACACCTCCGATTGGAACGAAGCCCGACTCAGAGCTTTTAGCAGTTAACACACTATGGCTAGACTAAATCTCCCTATCGTCCTTAAGCTCGTCAAGGACGGTGTAGATACAGGCATACAGCAGACGCAATCCGCTATCCAAGGGTTGCGCCTGCAAGTATCATCATTCTTTGTCGCTCTGACGGGTGGTGCCTTTGCAATGACGAGCTTTATATCCAAGCTCAAAGAGGTAGCCCGAGAGACCAACCGCGCCCGCATCACGCTGAAGAACGTCAGCAGTAGTATGCAGGAGTTCGCACAGAGCGAGCGGTGGATAATCGAGCTAGGCAACAAGTACGGCCAGAGCATCAACAACCTAGAGCAGAGCTTCGGCAAGTTCCTCGCTGCCGCACGTGGCTCAGGTGTAGAGATAGACACCGTCAAGAACATCTTCCAAGGGCTGACGCAAGCGGTCAGCGCCTTTGGTCTCTCCTCCTCCGATTCTAACCTCGCATTCCTCGCCGTGGAGCAGATGATGGGCAAGGGCGTAGTCAGTGCCGAGGAGCTCCGCCGACAGCTGGGCGAGCGTATCCCTACCGCTATGACCGCCATGGCACGAGCCGTGGGTGAGCAGTACGGCACCGATGGCTCTGTAGCCGCCCTCCAGCAGAAACTCAAAGCAGGAGCTATCAACTCAGCCGAGGTAATGGAGGTCTTCGTCCAGAAACTCAAAGAGCTGAGTGGCGCGCCCGATGTGGACAACCTCGAGACCTCGTACACGAGACTTGGCAACCGCCTACGTGAGCTAGTTGTCGATTGGGACATCACGGGCAAGCTTAAGACAGCCGTCGATGCTGTTAGCGGTCTCTTGGGCTTACTCAAAGACCACTTTCTAGCTTTCGCAGGAGCTGTCGCAGGTACGGCCGTTGGCGGTAAGATAATGAAGTCTTTCCGCAATATAACCAATGCCAAGAAAGCGCAGGTCGAAGCCCTTCAAGCAGACATAGCCAAGGAGAAAGCCCTCTACGAGGAGAGCGTGCAGGCTTACGAGCAAGCCGAAGCCAAGATGCAGGGCAAGCTCTACGACACACAAGACGCACTCTTTGGCGTACAGCCCAAGAAAGGCGACCTATCCTATATAGCGACCCGTCAGAAGCGTATCGAGACAGCCGAGGCGAGCCACAAAGCACGTCTACAGCAGATAGACGAGCGATACGCACAGCAGGTCGCCCGCATCAATGAGCGATGCGACAAGCTCAAGGAGAGCGACACCGAGCGCGAGCGACGTAGGCACGACCGGCTACGCACGGCACAGCTCAAGCGTGACGAGCAGTACGCACGCGCCAATCAGCAGATAGCCGAGCGCACCGCCAAAGCAAAGGTCGAGCTAGAGGCTCGCCAGCTCCAAGTGGAGCAAGACACAGCCAATAGGCGCAAGCGACTATTTGAGAGCGTCACCGACCAGCAGATAGCTCTAGATAAAGCCCGCACAGCCGAGCAGGAGCGTAGGCAGAAAGCATCGCTAGCGATACAAGCTAAGGAGGAGCAACTATATGTAGCACAGAGCAAGAGCCGATGGGCTGCTCTGGGTACAATGGTCAAAGGCGTGTGGGCTGGTATCAAGTCGGCTATCCGCTCCGCTATGTCTGCAATGGCCTTTGGGGCTATCTTTGCGGCCATTGGGCTAATCCTAGAGGGACTCAAGAAGTGGTGGAACGAGCTACACGCAGTCAAGCGAGAGCAGGAGGAGATAAACAAGACAATTGCTGAGGCTACCCGCACGCCAGAGATAACGGAGCTGGAGAAGCTCAAGCGTCTGCTTAATGATGCCAACCTCACAGAGGCTGAGCGCAAGAAAGTACAAGGTCAGATCAACGACAAGCTAGGCACTGAGCTAACCACGCAGGAGGATATCAACAAAGCCATTGGGGAGCGTATCAAGCTCCTCAAGCAGGAAGCTAAGGTCAAAGCACTCTCAGACCTAGTCACAGAGGCTGAGAAAAAGATGGCACTGTACGAGACTGGGGAGAAGAAGCGAAGTGATACCAGCGGTTGGGAGAGGACAAAGAGCTACTTCTCCTTTGGTCTCTATAAGCCCAAGACAGACTACGATAAAGACGCAGAGATACTAGCCAATCGCAGAAAGTTACTTGACCAAGAGTCGGCAGGGCTACTCACGGACGAGGTTAACAAGGAGATAGGCGATAGATTGGCAGACAAAGGCGAGGTTACCATAGCCAAGCTAGAGAAAGAGATACAAGACCTCACCAATAGTATCAAGAACACAGCCGTAGACACAGATGCTTACAACAAGCTAGTCAAAGAGCGTGAGGCTAAGCAACAACAGCTCAACCGCATTGTCAACCAAAACGCAGGCAAGACAAAACCGACAGCCAAGCCCACAACCACCAAGTCTGACCCGATAACCGAGGCAGAAGCTGAGTACCGCAAGAGCCTACAAGAGGCGAGCAATCTATACAAGGCGGGACGTATCAGTGCTGAGGAGCTAAGTAAAGCTGAGAGCGACACCGCTAAGAGCTATCTAGACACCGTTGCCAAGCTACGTGGCGAGGGTGCCAAGTCCTTACCCTCGTGGCAGGACGCTACCGCACGGCTTATACCCGAGCAGTCCGCCTATGAGAAGATACTCACCGACCACAACAGCACACTGACGGGCTACACGAACCGACTAGAGAACGGTACGCTGACGCTAGAGGAGTACGACAAACTCGTAGCACAGCTCCTCACCGACACGACCAACCGTCTATCTGCTGAGAGCGACCTGACGGAAGCGCAGAAAGAGGAGGTGAAGCGCCTACGTGAATCACGCTCAGGCTATATATCCAGCCCCGAGCTAGAGAGCAGAGATACCAGCTACGACTACAAGAAGACCCCGCTACAGATACAGCAGGAAGACCTCCAGCTCCTACAGAACTACATCAAGAAGCTAGAGGAAGCGGTCAAGCTAGGTAGCAAGGAGGCGGAGCAAGCCCTCGCCAACGCTAAGGCTAAGGCTAAGTCGCTAGAAGACCTCATCAAACTAGATACGATACAGAACGACCTCTCAGAGCTACAGGACAAACGATTCACGCAGACCTACCAAGGTATCAAGAGTATAGCGAGTGCCACGAGAGGAGCTACGAGAGCATTCAAGCAGTTGCGCAATGTCTTTGAGGACGATGACGCTAACGGGTTAGAGAAGCTCTTCGCCACATTCTCGTCCATTGCTAGTATCGTAGATAGTATTCTCTCGCTCATTAAGACATTCAAGATGCTGAGCGAGACTATCGAAGCAGTAACTACAACCACGCAAGCCCTAGATGCTACCAAGCAAGCCACACAAGCCAGCGCCACAGCTATCAATGCCGCTGAGATAGTTACCACGCAAGCGCTTACATCGGCTAAGATGAGCGAGATGGCCGCTATCATCTCCGCCCGCTACGCGCTTGTCCCTGGCGGGCAGACGCTTGCAGCCGCTGAGATAGCAGGCTACACGGCACTGATACAAGGTGTCAAGGGGTTAGGAGCCTTTGCACAAGGTGGACTGGTGGACTTTGGGTCGCCAACGGGAGACCGCACACTCATACGAGTCAACAAAGGCGAGCGCGTCCTCACTAGCGAACATCAAGAGTGGCTCCAAGACCTCGCTAAAGGCTTTCAGGGTCGCAACGCAACGAACGCACCGCAGAGAGTAGAGGTGACGGGACAGCTGAGAGTCAAGGGGCGCGACCTTGTGGCGAGTATACATAACGAAACAAGACAGAGCAAACGATGAACCTACTACCAACATACATCACTCAGACCTACACGCTAGGCGGTAAGCCTATAGAGTTAACCATATACAGCTACGACCCACAACACGAGCTGGAGGAGGTCAAGATGATGGCCGACAGCCTCGTTGTCTCCACAGCGAGCAGCGGTAAGAGCATCACGCACGGTCTGCATGCTGGACAGCTACACGTATCGCTATACAGCGAGCGTGACCGCATCTTTGAGGAGCTAGCATCGAGCAACGATAGAGAGGTCTACTGTACTCTTAAGCGTGACGGGAAAGTTGTGTGGCGCGGTATGCTAGACGGGGAGCAGTGGCATGAGCCGTACAGCTATCGTGACGGGTACGCTACCGACCTTGTCTTCTCCGACTTTGGTGTGCTGGGTCGCACACGTCTCTCCGACGCTTGTGGCGAGCGCACTGTCTACACCATCAAGGGCTTTGTGCAGAAGTGCCTCGATGCTATCTATCCCAACAACACGGGTAAGCTAACGGTACGCACTACAACCGCTACGCACAGCAAAATAGCGAGTCTAATACAGACAGACGTAGCAGACTACGACTACCTAGAGTATTATTCTGGCGAAAGTTTGCTATCTAGAGGTTTTCGTGAAGCCGTTAGCAGTCTACCGTCTGACATGCAGTATGTATCTACGGGCAATATCTGCGACGCTATCATCGATCTTAGTCACTGGCATAGTGACAAAGATAGACCCGAGGACGAGCCTGATGTGATGAGCATACTAGAGGACGTACTCAAAGCGCTCAACCTGCACCTATGGCAGACAACCACGGGCGACTACACGTTAGCAGACCACGAGACGCTAGCGAGCGACCCGCAACACTCCAAGCTAGAGGCAAGAGGTGACGATGCGACGATAGAGACCACGGAGACATACAATCGTCTAACCGTCTCTGTAGATACAGACGTAGAGACCGACCTAGACGACATCGATATGACAAGCACTGAGGGAAGCACCATCGATCTCATAGACATCAACGACAAGGTCTCAGACGTTACGGCTTGCTCGATAAGACATCTAGCGAGGCTTAGTAATCCTATATCGCTATCCAACGGGACAGACCGCAGTAACTACGCTTATCAATCTTATGGTTTCAGTATATCAGTAAGCGACAAAGGTGTTGCGGTAGCTTGTCACCCCTTTGACCTGCTCCACCAAAAGGAGATGACGGATCAAACGAAGAATATGTGGGTAGCTATAGACTCGCCTAAAGATTTAAAAGACAGCTTTATCCAGTCAGCTTTTGACACAGCATTTGCACCGTGGAACGACGTCAAAGACTTTACGCCTAATCCGACATACACGCCTATATGGACAGAAGAGTTTAATCTCCCGCAGATAGACTTATCGACAGCTGGCGAGTACTTCATAGCTCTATCCTTAGACCTCTTACTAGACAACGGCTACAACCCATACCAGCGTGACCCCGACCTAGCTGCATCACGAGCAGTCACCAATACCTTCAAGCCGAACTTTAGAAAGCCGTATGACAGGCACAAAAAGTACATCATTGGGGTTAGAGACCTGTACCTAGAGGCAGAGATTACTTGTGGTGACTACAAGCTGGCGAACTGTTACGTAGGTAAAGGGTTGTACAGTCTGAAGCTAATGGGCGATAACGACGATGACGAGTTCGAGTTTCAAACGTATTGGGTTGGGAAGACAGCCCAAGAATATCAGCTATACATACCCTACGCAGGTATTAAGTACGGCTCTTGGTGCAAGCCCGTACGCAATTACAGTATACAGCCTGCTGGAGCGCTTTCATTCCTCAAAAAGGAGCCACGAGCCACGCACAACGACACGCTAACGCTACCCTTACCACCCGTAACAAATGCACCCATACGGGTATCCGTTAGCGGACGATTCTTCCACCTAGACGGAGCTATTGTCTCTTTTGCTGGTATCCTACCATCGGTTAATGGTGTAATAAGTACAAAGAAAGACACCATCGTCACAGAGCGACGCGCTATGGACACATTCGTTAGCAAGATGTCCAACCTCGTCTCTTACTTCCTCTTGCGCAATATGAAGCTAGAGCTAGTCAGACGAGACGAGAAAGACGAGAAAGGCGAAGAGCTGGTACTCGCATCTACACTAAACGATAAAGCCTTTGAGTACCGCAAAGAAGACTTAGCACTCAGCACTGAGCCCGCATTACCGAGCATATCTAAGTCCCTATTACGCACTTTGCGGGAAGAGGAGCGCACGGGGTGGCTCGCCAACCTTTGGCAGAAAGCCTCAGGGCAGAAGCTTAGACCGATAGTGACGCTACCACCTATACGTGGCAAGCTGACTTGTGGAGCCTTTACGGGGACGCTCGAAGAGCTATACATAGCCGAGCAATACACTCACTACGCCACAAGGCGTAACCGCATTAGTGGGTCGTATGCACCTATAGAGCGCATCACCATACGCCACGAAGACAAGCAGTTTTTAATCACTCAGAGCGACTGGAGCGTGCTGAGTGACACGACACAGCTAACGATGGAGGAAATCAAGCCCGTTAATTACTCAGCAAAATACATAGAGCGCACGTAATGAAAGAGTACGAGTATACAATCATCAGGCGCGAGTCCCGCAATCCCAAGCGACACCGTCAGAGCCGAGGTGTATCACAGAGCGACCTAGAGGCGCTCAAGAACGAGCTAGAAGGGAACAACAAAGACACCGACTTAATCATTAGTGACATACGTGATAGTATCAGTGACCTAGACAGCTTGTCGGTATCTATCGAAGACTTCGCATCGTCAGCGAACGACATCAAACAGCGCCTCGAAGGAGCCGAGCAATCCATCGCTGGCAAGCTCGATAGCTCAGTCTTTGAAAAGTTCAAAGCAGAAGACTTTAAGAGTGCGACAGACCGGCTCACAACAGCTGAGGGTGCTATTAGTAGCAAGCTAGACACATCGACCTTTGACAAGTTCAAAGCAGAAGAGTACAAGGACACCACAGACCGCCTTACAACAGCCGAGGGAGCCATCAGTAGCAAGCTAGACAGCTCATCCTTTGAGGACTGGAAGACGGGCGACTACTCTAATCGACAATCAGACATAGACAAGTTGCTCGCAGGCAAGCAGGCGGCAGGGAACTACCTATCGCAAGAGGACTTCGACAAGTTCAAGACGAGGCTCAACAAGTCGGCAGACGACACGGCTAAGGAGATAGCAGACATCAAGTCCAACTACAAGGTGGT